ACTGAACTATTACCCTCATTATACATTGTATTGTGAGGAAGGTCAAGTAGCAATGCTACCAAACCCATATCGTGTCCTAATTCTGCATTTGCAGGTTTATCTTCTATCCAAAATGTTCCTTCCGGAATTTTAGATAGGGCTTCATGTTTGTCCGCTCCTGTGTCTAAACAAACGATTTGTTCAAACACATCTCCAAACACTTCCTTAAGATTCTCTTCTCTCAATTGATTGGCATTCTTGTCCAACGACTGACTTGTAATCACGTGAAATTTATAGCCCAAATCCGCTATTTTCTTGACGTTTTCTACTGCCCCTTCAATAGGTTTTAAAAACTTCATCCATGCACTTTCGTTGAATATTTTTATCAACACTTCGCATTGACCTTTATTCATGTGATAGTTCATGCTGACATCATAGTGATCGCTGGCGTGTTTAGTGAAGCCTTGAAACTTCATCCAGTCATCAAATGATTGCTCCCAGTTGAGCAAAACTCCATCGCAATCTATTGCTATGATTTTATTCATTATTTAGGTAAAGTTAACCCTGATGTACCTTCTCTGTATTGACGTGCCATACCATCTTCTGTTTCTGTGTAGCACACAACATTGCTTTTGAATATTTCTATATCCGCAGTTTGTGGCACTGTGAATACAAATGGTCCAAGACCTATTCCTTTGTTAGGAATATTAACCACTGCTCTGGGTTTTGATATCTTGATTGAAGTATCTGTAACTTCAATCAGTTTGGCTAACACTTCTTCACCACTCATCAGTTTGATTGTGATGATATCACCTTCTTGTAGACTAGGCATTATCGCTCCCTTGTTGATCAATTAATGTTTTTAGTTCTTGAAATCCGCCTATATGTTTTTCATCAACAAATATTTGAGGCACTGTTCTTGCACCTGGAACTGCTTCTTGTAACTGTTGCACTGTCCACGTTCCGTGTGCTATATTTCTTTCCTCAAACTCTATATTTTTTGACTTTAATAGGTTTTTTGCTTGTTCACAGTATGAACAACCTACGTTGCTCCATACAATCGCTTTAGTTATCTTTGACATTTGGTATCCTTATTGCTCCTATTCCTTCTTTGTGTAGATCTTTTATTTCTTTATCTGATGCTGTACCGTATATATGGTCATCACGTTCTCCCAGAGACGCTTTCCGAGCCTCTTCGGCAAAGTTGTCTCCAACATTTTCACAGTTTTTCTCAACCCATGTTTTAAGATGTTGCAGTGTTGATCTGCTGTTGAAGAATGCTGTGTTGCTTTTTTTACTTTTGACTGCTTTGGATTTTAAGTTTACGTTGGGTGCCATCACGGCTCTACGTACACTTGCATTTTCACACACAGGACATTGGATCAGTTTTTTATTTTTTTGATCCAAATATGATTTCTCAGATGCGAACCATCCTTCAAACTTATGATCTCTTGCACAGAGTAAATTATATTTGGGCATGAGTTATTATAGCGTCTTTGTCGAGTAATGTCAATGATTACAGATGATGTTCTGGAGTTTGCGTAACAACATCCTCGTCTTGTTTATCAAGATACACACTGATAGCAATCATGGCAATACCAAAACCAATTAGTACCCAAAGGAAAAAACCATCTTGAGGATTTGTTAACAAATGAATTAAAACTTCTAATCCATTCATTGAATTAAAATCTGTCATTATAAAGAGAACTTTTTGAATTGTCCTTTTTGAACATCTTGTTTGATACCACCCACGATGTAAGATTCAACTTCTGTTTCTTGTGGTGCTACCTGCATACCTTTTGATGACAACCAGTGTTGTGTCCAAGGTAAAGGATTTTGTGATGCTGACACATTATATATTGGATCATATCCTAATGCTTTTAATCTTTTGTTAGCAATCCATTCAACATATTGTCCTAACAGTTTTTCATTAAGTCCTATTATAGAACCATCTTTGAATAAATGTTTTGCCCATGCTTTTTCTTCTTCAACACAATCTTTGAACATCTGGATCACAGTTTTTTCTGTGCCTTTCATTGCTTTGGTCATTTCAGGATCGTCACCTTTTTGCCATGCTTTGATGATGTGTGTTGAAAGATTCAAGTGTGTGGCTTCATCTCTAGCAATCAATGAAAGTATTTTCGCTGAACCTTCCATTAATTTAAGTTCGCCAAATGCAAATGTACATGCAAATGAAATATAAAATCTTAAACCTTCTAATAGGTTAACTGTGTTCATTGCATAATACAATTGTTTTTTAAGATCAATCATGTCCATCTTTTTGCCTACAGCATAATCTAATGCCATCTTGCCAAACTTGTCATACTCTCCTGTTACTGATTGAGCTCTCTTTAATATCTCTTTGTCATCCAGTATAGTGTCAAATACTTCTGCAGGGTCACTGTAGATGTTCTTCATGATGTGTGTGTATGATCTTGAGTGTATGGTTTCAAAGAAATCCCATGTCACTATACATCCTTCCAGCTCTGGATTGGAAACATAAGGTAGGAACATTAGACTTGGTCCTCTGCCCTGCACTGAATCCAACAGTGTTTGATATTTCAGATTACTTGTGAATATGTGTTTTTGTTCTGGTCTGAAACTTTGATAATCTGCTCTGTCTTTTTGTAATGAAACTTCTTCAGGTCTCCAAAAGTAACCAATCATTGTTTGATTTAATTTGTCAAACTGTGGATATTTAAAATCGTCATATCTTTGCACACCGCCATCTTCACCAAAGAACATGGGCTGTTTTAAGAAATCTACTTTCTGTTTATTGAATACTGTTTTTGTCATCTAATTTAGTTATCCGTTTTTAAAAATTATAATATGATTATATTGTACAGGCATCACATTCGCCATCTTCCAAATCTGCTAGTTGTTCTTCCACGGTTGATTCTCCGTTTACTCCATTTGGATGAGCACCATTCACCTTTGCTGACATTGTGTCTATGCCTGCTGGTTGCACATCTTCTTCTTCACCTTTGAAGTCATAAGTGTTTTGATAGTAACTTGTTTTCCAACCATATTTGTATGCTGACAGCATGTCTTGTGCCATTGCTGAAATAGGCACTTCGTTGTTGTCATAGTGCAATGGATTGTAACTCCAATTGCCTGATATGGCTTGATCAAAATATTTCTGCATCATAGCAACCACATTGATGTAACCTGTGTTGTCTGGCATATCCCAAAGCAATGTGTAAGCATTTTTAAGTTTAGGATAGCCTGGTGCTATTTGTTTTAGTGGACCTTTTTTACTTTTCTTAATTGATAGCAATGCTCTTGGTGGTTCAATACCATTTGTTTCGTTACTAACAACGGAAGAACTTTCTGAAGGCATCTGTGCTGACAGTGTGCTGTGTCTCAGTCCATGCTTGGCAATGTCTTTTCTCAACGCCTCCCATGCATATCTTTGTTTGTGTGGCACAATTTCGTCAATTTCTTTCTTGTAATGATCAATTGGCAATAAACCATCTGCATATTTTGTTTGTTTAAATCCTTCACAAGCACCTTTTTCCTGTGCAATCAAGTTGCTGGCTTTTAGTAGATAGAATTGAAATGCTTCAGACAGTCTGTCTACAGAATCCCAAGCACCTTTCTCATGATATTTGTGTCCTTGTTTTGCTAGGTAGTGTGCTAGTCCAATATATCCTATGCCTAAACTTCTTCTTGATTTTGTAGATATCTCTGCCGCTTTAACTGGATAATCTTGATATTCTATAATTTCTTCCAATGCTCTAACTGCCAACTCACATAAGTTTTCTAAATCTTCAAGGTTGTTAAGTTGTCCTACATTGATTGCACTCAAGATACACAATGCTATTTCTCCTTGCGAATCATCTATTGCACTGATAGGCGTTGTGGGCAGTGTGATCTCTTGACACAAATTACTCATTGATACTTTGTCTTTGAAAGATGAGTGACTGTTTGCATGGTCAATGTTCATGATGTAAATTCTGCCTGTTTCTGCTCTTTCTTTCAACAAGTCGGAAAATAAATCTTGTGCTGGAATTGACTTCTTATTGACTGATGAATCTTTTTCATATTTTTTATACAGTGCGTCAAATTTATCTGTACCGAATGCATCATACAATCCTGGTGCATCATGTGGTGAGAATAATGTAATATCTTCATCGTTCATAAATCTTTCATAGAACATTTTAGATATCTGTATTGAATAATCCAACTTACGTACTCTGTTGTCTTCTGTGCCTTTGTTGTTCTTAAGCACAAGGATGTCTTCAATCTCTTGGTGCCATATAGGAAAGTGTACAGTTGCTGATCCGCCACGCACACCATTCTGTGTACAACATCTCACAGTTGATTCGAATTTTTTAAGGAACGGAATGACTCCTGTGTGTTGGACCTCTCCTCCTCTTATTTTTGCATTGATACCTCTGATACGTCCTGCATTGATTCCTATACCTGCTCTTCTGGCAACATACAATCCAATTGCCATGTCACTTGAAAATATTGAAGGTAATGTATCATCTGAATCTATCAATACGCATGAAGCAAATTGTCTAATAGGAGTTCTTACTCCTGCCATTACTGGAGTTGGAATATTGATTTTAAATGTTGATACAGCATCATAGTATTTTTTAACATAACTCATTCTAGTTTTTGCTGGATATTCTGCAAACAGTGTTGCCGCAATCATCATGTACATGTCTTGTGGAGTTTCAAATAAATCTCCTGATGATCTATCTTGCACAAGATATTTGTCTACAACTTGTCTTAAACCTGCATATGTAAAATCAAGATCTCTTTCTCTCTTGATCCATGTATTCATTTTTTTAATTTCTGTTTTATTGTATTTTTCTACAATGCCTTTATCGTAAACACCTGCTTTAATATTTCTTAAAATTAGTTTTAACAAAGGCATGTATTCATATTGACCATGTGCTTCTTTACGCACATCATATGAAAGTAACCTTGCCGCGGCATATTGATAGTTAGGTGCTTCTAATGAAATAAGATCGTTTGCTGAACGCACTAAAATTTGTTGAACTTCTTTTGTGGTCATGCCATCGTAGAATTGTATGTTGGCATTAATTTCTATTTGTGATGAAGATACACCTGCTAATCCTTCACAGGCTTCTTCCACAACAAAATGAATTTTGTCTATGTCTAATGGCTCTGCTCGTCCATCTCTTTTCTTAATTTTAATTGCCGATGTGTTGATGATTGCTTCTTTAGTCGACGTATTCAATTCCATTGTATTCCTATTCTTATTAATTCTATTACGTATTTATCGGTTCTTGTATATGGGTAGTATATTGTAGAATATAGTTTTTGTCAAACTCTGATTTGCTTAATTTTGCCATACTGTGCGTGTCTATTAAACTGTTATTCATTTCAATAATGTAATTAAACTTATGGTTGTTTGAACTATCTTCCTTCTTATAAACTGTATGTATCTTAACATTTTCATCTTTAAAATTATCAGTTAATAAAACAGTATAACTGACTAATAAAGAAATGTCAACAAGATCATATTCATTTTTTTCAATCAATTGCCATCCATCCAGCCAGGTGTCTCTTTTGTAGAT